TGTCCATATCTCCTCTTTCCTCAAAGAGGCAAGCCAAATCATAAAAAGCAAATTCCTTAGTAATATGCTTCTTATAGCTCTCAGGGGTTAATTCTTCTTTTAATTCAATGCCAAATTTTAGCATGAATGATAAAGAATCAAACCTCAAAGCATTCAATTCCCATTCTGTGGGAGCGTAGTCGAAGATTGTTTCCATAAATAAACTATATATTTGGCTACAAAGGTACAAAACAAATTTCAAACAAAAAACAAATCTTTTTAAAACTTTTTCTATGAGTACAAAGACTAAAAACCAATTGAACGTAGCAAGGCTTGTATACGAGCTTCATTCTCGTTGCTCTGCTCCAAAAGCCGCTCCAACAAAGAACGCTTTGCTTCTTGAAGAAAAGGTTCGTCAAATTCTTTCAGACGCTTCAAAACCTTCTCGTGACTATGAGGGTATTTTTCTGAAAGTATTACCTCTATTATCTTTTCTTGTAAATCTACTTTTGCTTTTAGCTTTGCTATTTCTTCTAACAAAATGTAAAATAGCTTCTCATCTGTAATAGTTTCTTTTTCCATAATGGCTTATTTGCTGCAAAAATATAAACTTTTTTCGTAAGACAGCCATGAAAAACAGGAATTAACACAGGTAAAATAAAGAACAATAAAGAAAGTAAAAGATTATGACTTAAAAAAAATTGCATCATACAAGTTTTGCTCTATTATTAATCATTATTAATCATTGACAAATAATCATTGTTAAAATGGACTTTAAAACCTTTTTAAACCACGTTTTAACTGACACTAAAGTTAAGCTTACCGATGCCTTTGACCACAACTTTGAGCGTAAGGGCTTCTTTAACCAAAAGTGGACTGAGACCAAGATTCCTAATCGCCGTGGTTCCCTGATGATACGTACAGGCACCCTGCGCCGCTCTATCCGTAGTACGATCGAGGGGACTACTATACGATGGACAAGCGCCGTACCCTATGCTCAGGTACATAACAATGGAGGAGAGATAGAGGTAACGGCCAAAATGAAACGCTACTTTTGGGCTATGTACTACAAGGTGAGTGGAGCCTCCAAAGGAAGCAAAGGCACTAAAGGAAAAGCCCTATCTGTGGAGGCCGAATACTACAAAGCCCTTGCCCTAAAAAAAGTAGGTGACAAGCTCTCTATCCCTAAAAGGCAATTTATAGGGAATCACCCCGAAGTAAAGCGTATGATTGACGAGATTGTTGGCTATAACCTAAATGAAGTATTCAAAAATATAAAACCATGAAAGCACTATTAGAGAAGATACAAGAGAAACTCAGTGAAGTAGAGAACTTGAAATATATAGACGAAAATTGGGGGCAACTGGATTACTACAGCCCCAATATGCCTGTACAGTACCCTTGTGTACTGATAGATATAGGGCAGGTACAATACAGTAACTTAGGAAAAGACTTAACCAAAATGCCTGTGCAACGGCAAATAGGGAGCGTGCAGCTTCGACTTACAATAGCTAATATGCGCCTTACTAATACCAGTATACAGGCCCCAAGGGGACAGAAAGAAGAAGCGTGGGCGATATGGACACTCATAGAGCAGATACACCAAAAAATACATGGGTCTGTACTTCTGCCCAATGTAAGCCCCCTTATCCGAGCTTCCCAACAGCGAACCCTCCGTGATGATGGGCTACAAGAGTATGAAGTATATTATAACTGTGAAGTACAAAACATTTAACTAATTAGCAATTAGATAATTCCTTCTCAATATCCATACTAAGTACTCTGTAGAGTGTCTTTCGTGATATAAAGAACTTAGGATAGATAAATTCACGCCATATCACAGAAATAGGCACATATCTACAATCATGCAAGTTGAACTCATCCATGATAGCCTTATAGCGCAAAAGTTGATTTCTGCGATATCCTTTCCTTTGTTTCTCCATAGTTCCCATAGGGGGTAAATATTATTATTTATGTGCAAAATTAAAAAAACACCCGCTTATTTCCAAATTGGATTTTAGCGGGTGTTCATCAAAATATAAAAATGACACAAATCAAAACTTTCTTATCTTCTTATACCAGCGAGTCATCTCGTCATCATAGCTTTCGGTTCGGTTTTCTTGGTAGCGGAAGCTCTCATGGGCTTGTTGACTCTCACTGGTTACCACCTCAGTGCGCTCCTGCTCATATTTACGAAAAATACTCATCAGTTTAGGCATACTGATCCGTTCATACAATTCTCCAAACTCACCAGATACAATTCGCTTGAAGATTAGAGATAACTCAGATATTTTCAGAAAAGAATAGTCCGTGATGATTTGCTCCGTACATAAGGTTATTTGCGCTTCTGACAGTGGATTTTTTAGGTTTAACAACTCGTTTAGTTCTATGAGCCATAGGGCAATATAACTCCTTAAAAACGCCTGCCCCTTACCCTTTTTAATCTCTACCAGACTTACAGTATTACGGCTTAGGGCATCACTTACCCCCTTGATTGTTACACTGTGCATAAGGCAGTTATTCGGCGAATAAACCCTCAAAAACTCTTCGTTTGAAATCGTCGCTAACGCTTGATTTTGCCTTACTATTACCTCGTTTTGCATTTTGTAATATTTTATTGAGTTGGGAATTGATGTACTTTAAGTCTGTATTCCTTTGGTGGAACTCGTCTAACTTTTGCCAGTTCTGTAGCAGGTACTGCCAAGTGGTGAGGGCTTCCTGCTCATCAGCTGAATTATTCGTAAGGTAGGTGATGATTTGCTTTAGGGCATTGCCGTCTGCGCCAGTGAATTTGGGTGACAAACCAAATTGTCTATGGTAGAAGGCAAACCACTCGTCCAAAAACAAGGAGTATAAGCTTGGCGGGTTCGCTTCTTCCTCTCGATAGGTTACCCTATCTCCCCAACTGCCTTGCCACTCCTCTATGAGACTCTCTAAGGGAGGAATAAGCAAGCCTATTTGTTTGAGGTACTCGCCCTCCAATGTGCCCTTCTTGACCTCTAACTTAGAGAATTTACCACCTTTATAGGTCAGTTTCACGACCACGGCACGACTGCGTATGGTTACTATATAGGTCATTTTCCGAAATTTAATTATCTGTCCATAAGGTAGTTATTCCTTCTATTAACTCTGTTATTTCTTTAACAAAAGGTTCTATATCTGTATCCTCTACTAATCCCGAGGAGAGGTCTAAAGAGACATTTAGTATTAACACCTTGGCCAAAATAGTATTCTTTTTAACTTCTTTAAGTGCTTTGATAACTTTTTTAAACTCTTCTATTACTTCTTGTTTATCCATTTTTATATTGTTATATGTTATACTTCTACTTTTGTTTTAGTGAGTTTTTTCCCACAATCTTGGCAAAAAACAGCAGTTATCTCTACGGTACAGTACCCTCCTATGGTGCGTAATACTTGGTGCTTGTGAGGACATTTGTCACTGGTCACTTGTCGTTTGTCACTTCTTTTCATATCGTTTCTCAATTATTTTTTCTAACGCTCCTATTACCTTACTGACTTCCTTAGTAGTCATTTCCATTAATGGCTTTTGTACAGGGCACCTCTTACTTAGTATAAACTTACCCAATCGCTGAAGGTCGGGGATCTTTGGATTATCCACCTGCACCCACCCCAGTTCGTGGCATTTTGCCAGTAGGCTAAGGTGTTGTACATTATTGCAGTCAAAGTATGCCTCCTTACTGTAATTATACCTCAGCCAGTCTAACACCTTAAAAGCTTCGGCTTCTGTTAGTTCCTTGAAAGAACTCAGCTCTCTGCATACGAGGCAAGAGAGAAACGCCAAGCGACCTTCTCTATTCTTAAACCTTTTTACAAAAAGGCTCTGTAAAATCTTTAGTTGTCGTGTACTAATCATAATATTGATTTTTAAATTTTATTCTTATATAATCACCTGTATTGTACTCTTTATAGTCTTGTTCAAAAACTCTAATTTTTACAGTACCTTCTTTATTAGCTACATATATATAATAGGTATAAGTTCCTTATCTACCACATAGCCTATAATCTCTTTTATATCATTTTCAGAGTCTTTTTTAGAGCATCTATCATCACAAGAGATAGATACAAGTGACAATATTAAAAACGTTGCTATTTTTTTCATTATAAATCATCTTTAAGTTTAACAAAATAAGCAGGCATTAACCGAAATGTGTTAAACTCAATACTACATAGATAGTGAATGTGATTCTCTTTTGAGTATTGTTCAAAAGAAACATCTAAAGCCTTACATCGGGGATACTCTTTGTTAAATTCTTTGGCTTTTTTAATGATGTATCGCTTTATTTTATCTAAATCGGAGGCTTGATACAAATCTCCTTCCATTTCTCTTAGAAATTCGGAAAATTCAGCTTGTAACTTATTTTTTGTTTGTGTTCCATTGCCAAAAAAGCAATAGTAAAATATTGGTTTTCCTTTCATTTTAAATTGTGTTTAAAGGTTGTTTAAAAGAAGCTCCTCCGCCTTAAGGGGTCTCATAAAAGCGTCCTTCTATTGTTGGCGACATGTTAAGGGCAGAGGAGCATTTTCGACTGCCTAAACAGCTGAAAATTGTAAGAGTATATTCTGCCACTTGCCATGTTTGTCCTTTTCATAGAAGCGGATATAATCCTTAGAGTGGTTATACTGATAACTCTCACGGAATAGCTCACACGCCTTGGAGAAATTCGGGTCGGCAAACTTATCCTCGTACTTGTATAGCTTCTGAATATTATCGGGGTCAAGTTCTCCCTTTTTGCGTTCCAATAGGGAAAGAATAAACTCCTTAGTACCTTCAT